CGGATTCCCCGGCGGTGAGAGAAGATTAGATGCTGCTACTGAACAAGGTTTATCACTAGTTTCATTCTATGACTCCGTAAATGATAAGTCTGGTTATGGTTTCGAACTTTTGGCGGGGACAACATTCGGTAATGTCGTCGGCGGACGAAGTTGGAGTAAATATGGCGAAGGCAACAGAGGCTCAACAAGATTCTTGGCAAGAGGCGATGGCACGACACAACTGTTTTCGGGTTATGACGTATCATCAGTAAAACTTACTCTTGATAGTGATACATCAACATTTAGTAATGACCTTAAAGTCAACGGTATACTATCACTAAGTGACTCTTCTGGTGTGACTGCACCTTCTAACATTCAATTCAATAGTAATCGACTTGAATTCAAAATGAATATGGACTCAACGTCCACAGGTGAATTACCAGCGTCCTTTGGTGGTGGTGAGAATCGCACCTTTGCATTTATTAACGCATCGGGTGGTGACTCTGACCTTGTAATCATTGGTAAGGACTCTGACAAAGGAAATAGTGTTGGTAACTTAGGTTATGGTTATTATACCAACGAAGACCGTGGTAACTCATTCTTGAAGGTCAAAGGTTTTGGTAGTTACATCGACGTAGACTCTATGAACTTTACCGTGTTGGATGGTAATTCTGTTGGTTACTATTATAATGGTGGTGGTCAGACTGGTTTAACAACTAAAGTAGATATATTATCTCAACATGGCGGTAGACGAGGCCCACAAGTAAACTTGGGTAGACATGTTGTTCTTGGTAACCATAACCTGAGAGCTCAAGCTGCTGAACATCCAGTTCAATCACCTGACGATACTAAGAATAATTGGGCGGATGCGAGACGAGCGGAAGACCCAAAACAAGCAGCTTTTGCTTCCGCAAGAATTGTATCTAAACTTACTGCGGGTGCAACCACACTTGCATATGAATTTGGTAGAGATAGCGCCCACATTGAGACGGGTGCGGTTGCATGGGATTCTTCTTCTAGATTGACAGACCATACCATTCTGCGTCTTGGTTACGCGGCCCCAACAAACAGTAGAACTGGTTATGATGGATACAGAGGTTCTGCCAATGGTAGGTATTATAATGGTAGCACTGACAAGTTTACTTGGAACTCTACTTGGGATAGTGATAAACTCCGAATAGTAATGGACGCGATGGCTCCTAAATCAGGTTCATTAAATAATGATGCAAGTAATAAAATATTACATGCCGCACCACAGGATGCAATTATCATGGAGTCATTCTATGACTCTGACAGAAGTATATTAGACTCTGCTAACTCTAGGGGTCACTTTGGTTTTGAGATTAGAAGATTTAATCAAGTCAACACTTATAACCGCGAACCTGAAAATTCCAATGGCAGTGGCGCACCCTTCTCGTATTACTCTTCAATCATGAAGGCTAGAGGTGATGGTCGCGTAGAGTTTGGTGGTGATGTCCATGCCGACTCCGCATTGGTTGGTGGTGAACCTGTCGCACAAAGATTGATTAAAGTATTTGATGCCTCTGGAACTCTGCTTAATTAAGGATAAATAATAACATGGCATTTCAAAGAATACAAAATAGAGAAGATTTCATTGACTACTGTCTTCGCAGATTAGGACATCCTGTTATCGAAATTAATGTGGATGACCAACAAATCGAAGATAGGGTTGACGATGCGCTTCAAAAATTTATAGAATACACGAGTGATGGTAGTTTTAGATTATATCAAACTGTGACCATAACCCAGTCAATGATTGATACTCAAGTCATTGATTTAAGCACTGTATTCTCTGAACCTGATAGAATTCTTAGTATTGTTCGGGTTTTGCCGATTAATAGTGATAGCACTTCGGTGAACTTTTTTGATATCAAATATCAAATGCGTCTGAATGACTTATGGGACTTGCAGACTGGTGTAGGTGACCTTGCATATTATGAACAGATGCAACAGTATCTTTCAACTATTGACCTGAAACTGTCTGGACATCCACAGATTCAATTCCAAAAGTATGGTAGAACATTAAATATTTGGGGTGACTTGGCTGGAAGTAAAGGTGACCTACAGCCAGGGGATAAAATTATTCTTGAGTGTTGGTTTGAAATTACACCAGAACAGGAAAGAAT